TGTTGTGACCATACACGTCACCAACTGGCCATGGATGTCAGAAGCCATGGTCAAGGCTCTCATTACTTTTGACGAACATGTCTGGCCTTTGATTTGGCATATAACCTCGTTGTTCTTAGCGTGGATGTTATATGAAATCAGCCCCTTGTCCCGCGAAATGCTGATCATAGCAACCGTGAGAAAGTTCAATGATGTGTGCGATGTCCGATTATATTCCGACAAGATTAGAGAATTTGCTTATGACGCCGATGTGTCCGAGGTGATTACTTTATCTGGTTCCGTTTGGAATGTGTATCTACAGTTGCTACTTCGTTGGTCTTTTGGCATCACAACGACGCTTCCGATGTCGTTGGTACGTGAAGGATTGGGGCCCAAATTTGACATTCCAGACCTAGCTGATCAGCTAGCTTTCGAGCGCTTGTGCACTATTGGCAAACTCTCCCCGATGTTCAACATTCCAATCAGTGATATTTCAAATGATTGGCAACGTGGAACAATTGATGTTTGCTGGCAGGTCATCCGCATGCGCCGATTGATTGCTCTCGAGAACTCGGCAAACCGCAGGACCAGCGGCCCGGGGTCTTTCGCCCAGCTGAACTAAGACGGTATCTTTACGGATACCGCGCCGGGGAAGTACGTGTACCTGTGCCAGAGTATACCCGCTCTGGAACCAAGGTGATCAAATATCGCGAGCCAACTGTCCTGGCGAAGCGAAGTCCTGTCGCTTTGGACACTGGTGCAACCTTCATTGAGAGTGTTCATCCTCACCCGGATTTGTCCCATCCTGCCACAGTTCAGCAGGGCGCCAAGAAACGGCTTGGCAATCCCTTGCCAGCGCATGATCCCAGTGTGCTAGCACAGTGTGTTCCCATTGTCACGGAATACCTGAAACGCAATTTCCCAAAGATTGCGGATTCTGACATAGAGCCGTTCGAAGTGTGGCTGAGTCATACTAGCTACAGCGAACGCGAGAAGCAAGTCATCAGGGATGCTCCTGAGATAGACTTGGAAAATCCTGATCCGAAACTAATTAAGGAATTTGCCTCGTTCATAAAGGCAGAGTTCTATCCTGAATTTAAGGCGGCCAGGACGATCCAAGGGTTGTCTCCGTCCCTCAAGAAACTTCTCGGTCCAATTTTGCATGCATGTGAGCTCCCCGTGTTTGCAATGC